AAAAATTTCTAGCGGAGAACAAAAATCTTTTGATATTACTAAATTATGCACAAATATCTTATATGTTGAAGATATTACAAAACCTTTTTTGCAATGTAATTTATTCATTGTCGATTCTGCAGGATTGATTAACTTGCTCCCTATTTCTGGAGGAGAAAAAGTTGTAATTAAATTACAAGATGGTACTGGGGAACAAGAACAAAATGATGTTATAGAATATGATATGCGTGTTTGGACTGTTGCTGGTAGGGTATCTAGAGGCAATAAACAAACATATACACTTGGACTTTGTTCTGCAGAAGCATTGACAAATGAAACTGTTAAGATACAAACAAAATTAATTGGTAAAGCGGAAGGGATTATAGCAAATCTGATTGGAAATGATGGATTAAAATCTACTAAGACATTGTTTTCTGATGAATCTAAGTTCTCTATGATATTCAATGGTGGAAAAAGAAAACCATTTGATATTGGTAGTATCTTAGCAAGGAAATCAGTTCCAAATAGTGCAACAATACAGGGTACATCAGACTCATCTAAAGATACTAAACCTAGTGTAAAGGGAAGTGCTGGTTATTATTTTTGGGAGACTCGTAAAGGATATTCATTTTATTCAATTGATGGATTATTGGATCCCGAAGATGAGGATAGACCAGCATACCAATATGTCGAAAGAATTGCAAATGTTGATGATACTGATGATGTGTTTAAAATTTTAAAATGTGATTTTAAATCTGAAGTTAACATCCTTAAAAATTTGAGAAGTGGTAAATATGCTACAACAATGGTGTTTTTCAATCCTTCCACTGGCAAATATTCTGAGTATTCTTATTCTTTAAAGGAATCATATGAAGGTATGAAACATTTAGGTACTGCAGGTGTTGCTGCAGTTCCTGTTGCAGAAAAGGAATTGTCAGAATTTCCTAGTAGAACAATTTCAGAAATATTAGACCATGAAACTTGGTTTACAGGTGGGGATATTGCTTCTCCTGAAGAAGATGATGGTGGTGATAGTCCCACTCCATATGCTGATTGGCAGAAATACTTTATGGCGCAGAGTATTGCTAGATATCAATCTATGAACAATCAAGAATGTGTTATCACTGTGCCAGGACAGGCACAAATTTGTGCGGGAGAAAAAGTTGATATCAGACTTAGAAATAAAGTTTCAAATGCTGAGGAAGCAGTTGAACCAGATGATAAAGAAAGTAGTGGATTGTATTTAATTAAATCTGTTACTCATTCTTATAGTCTCAATACGGGAATCCAGGGAGACTTCACAACAACTTTATATTTGATACGGGATGCATATGGTATGCTTGACAAGGATACCGCCCATGATTCCGAATAAATAACATCGTAAAACAAATTACTTATGAAAAATATCGAAACTCATATTGCCAAGGACAAAGAAATTCTTGACAATCCTATGACTTCTCCCAATCAGCGTCGTCACATTGAGAGTGAACTGCAAGAATTGGAAGAATATGCCGAACATCACAAGGCAGAGATTGAAGCAGGTGATCATCATGACCCATCACCATTAGAACTATATTGTGATGCTAACCCATCAGAACCAGAATGTTTAGTATATGAAGACTAATGGATAATTTGTTTGCCAATGTAGTATTACCATCACACAAAGTAGGTAGTGATGGATTTAATTGGTGGTGTGGTCAGATTGAAGCAAGATCTGAAGATGATCCCACTGCCAAAGGAAATGCTCGTTTTAGAGTGAGAATTGTTGGCGAACATACACAAGATCAAGAAATTCTTAAAACAGAAGATCTGCCTTGGGCAACTGTAATGTATCCAGTTACAGATCCTGCTACTATTGGAAATAGAAAATCAACAGCTGTTGGGTTGGAAGTTGGTTGTTGGATTATTGGATTTTTCTTAGATCCATATAAACAAAAACCAATTATTATGGGTTCTATTGGCACTCTTCCTGGTGCTACTCAAATGATGAATGAAGAGAATCCACAGGTTCCTTCTCCTGCATTCAATACATTTGTAAATTATAATGTTAATCCTACTATTGATGGGATACCAACAGTTGTTAATGAAAATGGCAAGAAAGTATTATCTACAAGTGAAGGAATTACAAATGTAAATCCAGATGATGTTCAGACAACAGGTGAAGATTCTGCTCCTATTAAACCAGGAGAAAATTATCCCAGAAATGATGCTGATAATGCCGCAGGAGTTACAGATAAGAAAGCACCACAACCTGCACCACCTTCTCGTGCTGTAGCATCACTATTGGCCATTCGTAAGGATGAGTGTCTTGAAGTAGCAGAAAAGTGTGGCAAAGAAGCAAATATGTCCGAGCATATTAATACTTTTATCGGACAGATGTTGTTTGAAATTCAAAATAGTAATGGAAAACTTGGAGACAGATTAGTTAGTCGATTGACTGGCGAAGTTACCAGTGTTACTGGTATTGCGATGAAATATATCAATAAAATTATTGCTATTGCTAAGAAATTCGTCGCTAAAGTAAAAGGATTTGTTATTGAAAAACTTAGAGAGGGTGTTGATTGGTTAATAAAAACACTCCTACATCAAAACGAATCTGGAAATGCTCTGACACCTGTCACTAAATGGTTTAATGAGCAACTTAAGTCACTCGGTTGTTCTATGGAAGATATCGGTGAGAGACTTGCTAAATGGTTAACTGATACTATTCTTGGTTATGTTGAACAACTATATCAAATGGCAGCATGTCAATTAGATTTGTTAGTGGGTGGGATTATCAACAAAATTCAGTCCTTGATGGATGAATTGCTTTCATCTATTCTAGGTCCATTACAGTCTATTCTAGGTGCCATTGCATCTCCTTTAAATTTAATTGGTGGTGCTATTGATTTTATTCTTGATATTCTTGGCATCAGCTGCGGTGGACCTAATACCAGTTGTGCAGATAAAAGAAAAGAATGCTTTAATGGTGAGGAAGAAGATGAAGATGAAGATGATGGTAAAGGTCTAGATGATCTTCTAGATAAACTTGATGATGGTATTGATGATCTTTTCCCAGAAACAGGAAGAGATGATAATATTTACACCTGTCCTGATGCATATAAAGGAACTAAACTTAAAAATACCAATGTTGGATTTAGTGGAGGATTTCAAGTTCCTCCTGGACAAGGAGGAAATACTCCAATTGGTGGTATTACAGGAAAGAATCCTCCTATAGGACCAATTATTATTACAGAGAACGATACATTCTCATATGGATGCGATCCTATTGAGGTGAAGGAAGGTAATCTCGCTAAATTTATTATTACCAGATCTGGAGCATTGGAATTTCCATCATCTTTAAAAGTAAAAACTATTGAGGGCACCGCAAATCACGGTACTGATTATGAAAAATTGGATCCTACAGTTATTCCTTTTGCAAAAGGACAGGTTCAAGCAATTGTTGAAGTTATGACATTTGCTGATACTGATCCAACTGAACAAGACGAAACATTCTTCTTGAATATAAAGAGTAATACTCCAAATAGTAATGGAGGATTTTTCTCTCTCATCCCTAAACCATCAGTTCAGTGTACTATTAAAAATACTGTTTCTAATGCTCCACCAACACCTGCAATTCCAGGAGAATTACCAGATCCAAACCAGGGAGGTAATATATCACCAATAGATGTAATAGATGTAATTGTTCCCCCAACAACTTCGCCAACCACTCTTGTACCAGTCAATCCAACTGATCCAAATTCTGCTAAATGGGGACTGAGTGTAGATAAAAACTCTGTAAATGAAGGTGAGTTTGTTACATTTACTGTGACTACCACTGGTGTTACTGATGGAACCCAATATTACTGGAATATCTTCGGATCTAATATTACAAATGATGATATTTTTGGTGGTCAGTTGACAGGACAAGGAATTATCCAAAACAACACAGATACTGTTGTTATTGGTATTAATGAAGATACCGAGATTGAAGGAGAAGAAATTCTTTTATTTGCTTTGTCTTCAAAAGGACTGGTAGAGCAAGTTGCTATCAAAGCAGAATTTAAAGATACTCTTGATCCAAATACACCAGGACCAGGAGATAATATTGTAAATCCAGGTAGTCCTGTTGTAAATCAACCAACGGTTCCATGTGCCCCCATTACTGATGGCAACGGTGCTATTATAAGTATCCCCGTATGTGAGGTTGGAAATCCTTGGGTTGAACCACCATATGTCTTCATTGGTGGTGAAGGTATAGGTGCAACAGCACAAGCACTATTAGATAGTGATGGATTTCTTACAGAAATTAGAGTTACTAATGGTGGATATGGTTATAAGAAAAACAAACCAAATTCCACTGGATTGAGATGTATTATTGATAGTTTTACTATGTTGAGACCAGGACTAGGATATACTTCACAACCCTTAGTATTCATTAATGGAAATTCTGATATTGCTGAAGCAGTTATTAACGAAGATGGATTTGTGATATCATTAAGTATTAAAGACAGAACTACAACATTTGATTCTTTACCAGAAGTTGTTATTGTTGGTGGTGAAGGGTATGGAGCAAAATTTATTCCATCTCTGGTTTGTCTAGATACTGAAGAATTAGAAGCCGTTGGTTCCACGAAGATTGGAACTGGAACATATATTGATTGTCCATAATGTCAAATCCTGCACCTAAGGCAACACCAAAAAGTATTGCCAATTCAACTACTGCCAATGAGGCACAAGTATTGGATGATGGTTTTATTCTAAAAACCATCAAAAAATATGATGATACTGCATATTATAATGTTTATTTTCCTGATGGATCACAATATCTACATCAAATTTTTGGTCCAAGTGATGGAAGAATAGAATTTGATCATATTGGTAATATTCGTATCAAAGCAGGTGCAAAATCAAAAGAAAGGGGTGCTGGAAGCGGTCGTATTCTTACGCAGAGCAATGGCATTCAATGCAGAAATGAGGGCAAAGGAACATTTACATTTAATAAGAACGAAGGTAAAGATAATGTAGCATTGAGTGTTACTGCTCATGCTGATTATGATGAAGAAACATCAGGTCAAAGAACAATTAATGCAGAATCTATTCTGTTGTCTGCCTCTGATATTACAATTAAAGCAGGATCTAACATCACCTTTCAGGCAGGTGAAGCAGGTGGAGGTACTATTACATTTGCTGCTGGTAGTATTACAACCAAAGCAGTCAACAAATCTGATGTCGTTACTGGAAGGGTAGAAGAGGTTGGTGCTGGTGAAACAACAGAAATTAAATTTGATCCTAGAGCATCTACAAATATTATTTCTACAGGTGCTATCAATAATAAAATTGTTGGTGATGAGAAAATTATAGTAACTGGTATTTCGAGTAAAGAAGTTGTTGGTGGACCAGGACAGTTGATTGCAGATAGAACTGCAGCAATCAAATTAAAAGCAGTTGCAGGCAATATTGATATCACTACTCCAGCAATTGTTAATGTAAAAGGTGTCACTATTTTTCTTAATTGATAAGTTTACATTATTGTTTCCATCGGATATCCGTATGGTAAACTGGCACAAGGGGGGTTGATTTCTGGACCTAACCCTGATAAATTACTCTTGTAGCAAATCAGGCGAGTGCCGCAATTACTTGCATAACCTGGTTGACGCATCCAGCGTCATATGCTATAATATATTCATGCGATCGGGAGTCGAACCGATTCATCATCTGCGGGTATTCATTCCGCAAGTAAACAAAGGTAATTAAACAAAATGTTCAAATCTGTATTCGCAGCAACCGCTGCCCTGTCCGTATCCGCTGGTGCTGCTTTCGCAGGACCCTATGTCAATGTAGAAGCAAACTCAGGATTTACGGGATCTAGCTACAACGGAACCGCCACAGATCTTCATGTAGGATATGAAGGCGCTCTTGGCGAAAATGCATCATACTATGTTCAGGGCGGCGCTACCGTTGTCTCTCCTGACGGCGCTGAGAGCGACACCGTTCCTTCTGGTAAGGCAGGTCTTGGCATCGGTTTGACTGAAGCACTGGGTGCATACGGCGAAGTCTCCTTCGTTGGTAGTGGCGACGACAGCATCGATCGTGGTTATGGAACCAAATTGGGTCTGAAGTATTCCTTCTGATCTCCTGATATAACTGAGAGGACCTAAGGGTCCTCTTTTTTTATGCCTCTAAATATAGTTGTAATGGGAGTTTTATGATGCTTTCTACCCAATATAGATTGAAGTTAGAGTTTATTTGTAAATGTATTGCTAATAATGAAGATGTAAAACTAGATGACATGATCTGGGCACAAAAACTTGCTAAAGCAAATACATCTGCTAATGAGATGTTAAAGATGGCAAGACGACAAGCATCACAAAACATTGAAGAGGGTAGTACAGACGATTTTCTGAATAGGATGGGTTTAGGTGATCCCGATCCATCCAACCACAAGAAGGGATTTACTGATGCTGACGACATTAAGAATTGGTTTCAGCAAGACAAACCTGATGATTGGAGACAACGTGACTGATTATGTTTGTATCCCAATGTGGGATCCTATTTTTGAGATGATGCGCTATCATTGGGTTCACAAGTCAGAAAAGGATCCTGAGCAATTCGTGAAAAATCTTAATCCAGAGCAAGAACGATTATGAGTAGTAAGATGCTATTTCTAGTTGATATTGGCAATGGTAGATGTGTCAGTCATGATGGATATATCCAAATTGGTATTTTCTCTCATAGTGTAGAGAAGCATCTTGAGTTATGTCCTGAACAAGAATGGCAGGTGACCTATTGGATGCCAGATCCATTCTGTATTAGATACCCACGACCAAACTATCAGCATACCATGAAAGCGAACGAGGGTTCACCTAGAACTGATAATGCTATGGATAGTAGACCAAGAGACTTCCCTGATCAAGCAACTGAAAGACTTGAGAGAACATTATGAAAATGTGGGAGACAAAATGCGTTGGGTGTGGTAAAATGGTGCCAGCGAATGAAACACCTCAAGTAGGACATCAAGCACCTGATGGTAGTTGGACAAATTCGTTATGTAAACCTTGTTGGGTGAAAAAGAACAATGAACATCACTGTTCCAATGAGAGTATTAGGTAGTGGTCTCGTAATCATTGCTTACTTTACTATCCTTCATATTAATACAACACTTGGTGTCGTATTGCAGATGGTAGGTGATAGTATTTCAATTCCTTACTTCGTGAGGACAAAATCTTGGGACATCGTTATTATGGTTACATTCCTATTAGTGATCTCTATATCTCATTTGCTATGAACATTTTTGTCACCGATGAATCACCTTGGCAATCTGCTCAGGTTCTACCTGACAAGCACATCGTCAAGATGCCCCTGGAGACCTGCCAGCT